GGGTGAAGGCAATATATTCTTTAATTTGTGGCATGGGTCTCAGACTGGCACTAATCGTTTCCATGGAATCTTCTATCCCTGGTCAGCAAACACAGACCGTGACCAAGCTTGGTACGATGCACAAAAGGCAGAATTGCCAGAATGGCAGCTACACCAAGAATACCCATCAAACCCAGAAGAAGCATTCATCCGTTCTGGTCGTCCAGTGTTTGACATTGATGCTTTAAATAGACAAGTTTGCGAAAAGCCAAAAACCGGCATAAACAAAAGATTAAATGAAGGCATTAATTCTTTTATATTTGAATCAACAGGTGGACCATTATCAATATGGGCATTGCCACAGTATGGTGGAGTTTATTGTATTGGGGCTGACGTTGCAGAAGGTTTGGCTCGAGGAGACTATTCTGCAGCTCACGTTATTGACGCTAGAACTGGACTTGTAGTTGCTGAATGGCATGGGCATATTGACCCTGACCAATTTGGTGAAAATGTTCTTTTAAGTCTAGGTTATTTTTATAATAGTGCATTAGTTGGAGTTGAGTCTAACAACCATGGTTTAACAACTTTAACTTCTTTAAATAAAAAAAACTATACTAATCTTTATAGGCAACGTAAACTAACCCAGAGGCATTCCGAGGCAACAGAATCATTGGGTTGGCGCACAACAACATTGTCTAAGCCATTAGCTATAGATGAGTTAAATGCATCAATCAGAGATGGTGAGATTGAGATAAGATGCGAATATACAGTTGCTGAACTAAAGACATTTGTTCGTGATGACAATGGCTCTACTCACGGCTCTCCACATGACGACAGAGTTATGAGTTTAGCAATAGCACGTCAGATGTTAAAATATGTATGGCTTCCAGAATACAGACCAAGCCAAGAAAAGGCATGGGGCACCTTAGATTACTTTGCTAGTAAAGTTAAAAAAGCTGTTCCAGAAAAAGAACGTTATTATATAGGTGAGTTCAATAGTTACACGTAATGTAACAATGTTGACATTAATATAGGAGATTGATATGAATTTGTGCGAATGCGGACGACAATTAAAGACAGAGGCAGACCTGAATAGGGGCTATTGCTTCAAGTGTCACGTCAAAGGTATCCGTTTCAGTTTCGTAGGGGTTGGATATGGTCAGTCTTCTTGGAACGACTCAACAATTCGTGAGACCCAAGCTCGCTATGAAGCAATGCCTGGGGTAGAAAAAGTATCAACTCGTAAAGAATTAATCTAATGGAAGCTTTAATACCAATTATTGTAGCGATTATTGGTGGGCCTATGGTAGTTATATTACAAAAGTTAAGAAAAGAAAACACTTCACAACATGCCGAATCAAGACAATTATTAAACATAGTTGTTGATAAGGTAGAAAAAGTCGACAACAAATTAGATGGGCACATAACGTGGCATCTCGATAAGGAGAAAAAATGAAAAGCAAAGGGAAACCAAAGTTTGGAATAATGGTTGCAGTAACCACATCACCAGTAGGAAAAGCTTATAAAAAAGCTGAGAAACAAATGGCTGGCAAAAAGTCAAAAGCTCCTAGTGTAAAGAAGATGAACAAAGAAGAAGCTATGGAACAGCGTGGCTATAAAGGAACAGGCGGAAAGTAAATGAATAAAAAAAAAGAAACAAAAGCTGAAGCTAAAGTTCATAAAGTAATGAAAGAATATAAAGAAGGTACTCTTAATAGTGGTTCTAAAAAAGGTCCAGTTGTAAAAAGTAGAAAACAAGCAATTGCTATAGCTCTTTCAGAAGCTGCAAAAACAAAGAAGAAGAAGTAATGGCAGCTAAGAAGATTTTTCTTCCAAAATCAACTTCTGAGGCTATTGCTAAAAAGGTTGTTGTAGCTCAGAAGAAAGCTAATGTTGAAATAAAGAAAATTAGAAAAGAAGCAGAAGCTAAAATTAAAGAAATTAAAAAACAATCTATCGTAAAGAAGAAAAAGTAGATGGCAGCGAATAAAAAATACAATGCCCAGAAGAGTACAACAACGCCAGTATGGGACACAAAGAACCCAAAATCGAAGTCAAAGAAGCTCACTCCCGCACAGAAAACGGAAGCGAAATCAAGGGCAAGCAAAGCAGGAAGACCATATCCTAATCTTATTGACAATATGGCAACAGCAAGAAAGAAGAAATAATATTATGAAGAAAATGCACAAAATGCCTAATGGCAAAATGATGAAAGATTCAGACATGAAGCACGAAAAAACCGAAGGACCAGCAGCACGCATGAAAGAATATGGTTCAAAAACAGGTGGCGTAAAACCAAAGGTTAAAAAGAAGAAGTAATGGCAAAGAAAACTCCTAAGACAGCAGCGTGGACACGCAAAGAAGGCAAAGACCCTTCTGGTGGACTTAATGCTAAAGGACGTGCCTCATACAAAGCCGAAACAGGTGGCACACTTAAACCACCAGTCTCTGCTAAACAAGCAGCTAAGTCACCAAAAGCTGCAGCAAGACGTAAATCATTTTGCGCTAGGATGGAAGGAAATCCAGGACCAATGAAAGATACAAAAGGAAAACCAACACGTAAGGCTTTAGCTTTAAAGAAATGGGACTGCTAATGGCTCGTACAAGCAACGCTGATAAATTATCTTTATATAGAACTAGAATTGATTCTTCCAGAAAATGGAGGAAGAATGAACAGTATGACAATCTGTGGCAAAGAATGGTTAACCTATATCGTGGCCGTCATTATCGTGGCTCAGTTCCTGGTGACAGACTACTGGTTAATATATGCTTTTCAACTATTAATACTTTGGCACCTGCTGTTTCAATTGGTCGCCCAAAGATTAATGTTAATGCACGTCGTCCAGAAGATGGCGATAAGGCTGTAGTAACTGAAGCTATTATCAACTACTGGTGGCAGCATTACGAGTGCCAAGAAGAATTTCAACGTGCAGTTAAAGATTATTTAATTCTTGGTCATGGTTGGGTTAAGACTGGTTATCGTTTTGTTGAAGAATCTAAGCTTGATAAAATTAACGAAACTGCAGATGAAGCTATTGACAATGTTGAAAAGACTGGTGAAATTGAATCAGAAATGGTCATTCGTGAAGACCGTCCTTTCTTAGAGCGCATTGACCCATTTGACATGTTTGTTGACCCAAGTGCTACTTGCATGAATGATATGCGTTGGATTGCACAAAGAATCCGCAGACCATTAAAAGATGTACAGAATGACCAACGTTATGATTATACAGCTCGCAAAGAAGTAAGTCCTTCTTCTATCTCTAATACAACAGGTATTGCTGGACAAGCAGCTGATAACAATACATATTCAACTTATTCAAATAATAATCCATACGATAGTTACTGTGATGTTTTTGAATACTATGATGTTAATGCTGGGACTATGTGTGTATTCTCAGATACAGGTGGAGAAAAGTTTTTAATTAAACCAACTCCAATACCTTATGCTTTTGGTCATCCGTTCTTCATGCTTCGTAATTATGATATTCCTAACTTCTTTTATCCAATGGGTGAGCTAGAAGCAATTGAACCATTGCAGATGGAATTAAACGAAACTCGTACGCAGATGATGAACCATAGAAAGCGTTACTCACGTAAGTGGTTATTCAACGAATCAGCCTTTGATGACTTTGGTCGTTTGGCTTTGCAGTCTGATGATGATAACGTTATTGTTCCAGTTAAAGGAAATGAAAATCTTAATAATGTTGTTGTGCCAATGCCGGCATTAATCAACCCACCAGAATTTTATAATCAGTCTTCTTTAATTACAAATGACATTGACCGTGTATCAGGTGTATCAGAATACCAACGTGGCGTTATTCCAGAGACAACTCGTACTGCACGTGAAGCCTCAATTATTGCTGAATCAGGCAATGCAAGAGTTGCAGAAAAATTAGTTAGCATAGAAAATGCTATAGCTAGATGTGCAGGTAATTTAATAATGCTAGCACAGCAATACTTAACTGGAGAACAAACTGTTCGTATTATTGGAACAGAAGATGCTCCAGTCTGGTTGACCTTTGATAAAGATTATATCTCTGGTGAGTTTGACTTTACTGTTGAAGCTGGTTCTACTGCTCCTCGCAATGAGGCATTCCGTAGAGACATGGCACTTCAGATGGTTTCAGCTATGCAACCATTCGCTCAAGCTGGTTTAGTAAACTTGCCTAAGCTAGCAGAGTATGTACTTGGTACAGGTTTTGGTGTAAAGAATCCAGAAGCATTTTTAAATCAACCACCTCCTCAAGGCATGGAAGCACAAGGCGGAGTGCCAATGGGTCCTGGAGGACCGCCTATGCCTCCTGACATGATGGCACAAGGTGGACAACCTCCACCTGTACCACCTGAAGTCCTAGCACAAGCTGGATTGGGTGGACCTCCACCTCAAGCACCAGTTCAAGGACAAGCGCCAACTATATCTCCTGAAGAAATTATAAACATAATTCAGGGATTACAATCTGGAGAACTTACTCCACAAGATTTACCTCCAGAGGTTCTAGCTCAAGTTGAAGAATTCTTAGCTCAACAGGGTGGTGGACAAGCTCCACCTCCAGTCCCAGCTGAAATGCAAGCGCCTCAGGGTCAAGTGCCAGAAGAATTAGCTTTAATTATTGAAGGTTTACAATCTGGAGATTTAAACTTAGAAGATGTTCCGCCTGAAATCCTAGCTCAAATAGAAGCTATGATGCAAGGGCAGCAACAGTAAAATAACAATTTATGTAATAAAAAATCTATGTATATAGGAACAACCTTAAAGAAGGAAGAGGAATCCAATGAGTGAAAACGACATTGAAATTAATGCTAACGATACTGATTTAGAAAACCCCGCAATAGACGGACAAGTAGAAGAATCTTTCGAGGTAGCAGATGCCCCAGCAGAAGAAGAAATAGAACTTTTTGATTATACACAGTTTGCTGATAATAAAGTAAAGCTGCAAGTAGACGGTGAAGAAGTAATAGTTCCATTAGCAGAGGCAATAGCTGGGTACCAGCGTCAGGCGGATTATACCCGCAAGACACAGGAACTTAGCGAACAAAGAAAGCAAGCCCATTTTGGTGTAGCCCTTCAGCAAGCGCTAGAGGAAGACCCATCGGGAACCTTGCAGATGTTGCAAGAGCATTACGGAGCTGTCCAAGCGTCAGAAGACGACGAATGGTTAGACCCAGCAGAGCAGCATCTACGACAGTTAGAACAAAGAATTTCTTCCTTTGAGCAAGCAAGAGCAATGGAAGAGCTTGAAAGAACTGTTGATTCTTTACAGACAAAATATGGAGACGAATTCGACCCCGAAGAAGTAGTCGCTAAAGCACTTGCACAAGGCTCATCTGACTTGGAAGCAGTTTTTAAACAAATTGCTTTTGATAAAGTATATGCCCAAGCTCAAATTGGCAAAAAGAAGCTAGCTGAAGAATCAACTAGAACTCAAGCTAAACGTGAGGCAGCAATTGTTTCTGGTGGCAATTCGGCAAAGACTACAACTCCTATTAAATCTGATGCACCAAAATCAGTATATGAAGCTTATGAGGCTGCAAAACGCCAATTAAACTTAAATTAACATTAACCTCTATAAGGAGAAAATAAAATGGCTAGTCCAAATGCCGACTTTAATGCAATTCTATCAACGACATTGCAAAACTAT